CAACTGAAACTGAAATAGATGTAATTTTCAACGGATCATCGAAACCTCTAAATAAAATCTTTTGCCCTGTTGGTTTATACGTTATTTCAAGTGGACTTTCTTTTAACTCCCAATAGTCTTGAACCTGTAATCTATATATTGCCCATTTTAAATCTGAGTAGCAACTGTCTTTCAAAGTCCTGTATACCTTACGTACAACAAGAGTATTTGCATTCCTATATTTCATCATATTGTAGACTATCCATAATGCCGTTGTTTTACTTTTCTTACTTGCTCTTGATCCTTTTACGACCTTGTACCTTCCCTTGAAGTTCCAAAAATCTCTGTATCCTTTTCCAACCAGTTCCGGCAGATTCACTTTTTTACTCCTCAAGTTCGCTCTCACCTACAATCATAACAGGCACAACTCCTTCAACTTCAACTTTATCAGTAAACAGTCTATATCGTTTACCAAGTAATTCTGCCGATTTAATTCTTTCACGCAATCCAATTTGTTTTTTTATTTTCCTTGCCTCACTAGTTCCATCGCCAGTCCCTTCAACAACTACGATTTCCTCATCAAGTTCACCTCTCATTGATTTGGTCAGAAACTCAAGCACTTCTTTGGCAGAGGCTGTCCTTTCATTTTCTAAAACCTTTAATTTTTCATCAATATAGCTTTTTACACCAACTTTTGCCAAGTTTTCACTTGCTACATTATTTAAATTTTTTCCCTTATACCCTGCCCTTCTGGCAGATTCTGTTGCATTCCCAGTTTCAATGTAATAATCAGCAAATCTTTTTTGCTTCTCTGTCAATTTCATGTCAAGTTCTCCACCTCCTCAAAAATAAAAATACCTTACAATTCTTAGTGGCTTCCGAATCACAAGATGGTATACTAAAAGCATTTATTATAAAAAAAGACAGCTTTTAAACTGTCTTAATTTCTAATATAGCTGATCAAATTCATCGGTCACTGATATTGATTATCAATTCCTAAAAATTCCAATATAACATATTATATCATATAAATGGGATATGTAAATACCACCTTTGGGACACCAATGGGACATTTTTGTCAAGTCCCTAGTCTAACAGGAGTTCAGGAAATAAACTGTATTGTAATTTTTTTACCAGTCTTGTTCTATTTCTTCCTATAGTTTTTCTATCTACATCAAAATCTTCAGCTATTTCATCAATAGTCCACTCCTTAAAATACCTAAGAATTATAATATCATAATACCCATCGTTTTTGATTCCTTCCAAAGCATTATCTACTCTGATAATTCTTCTTTCAACTTTTGCATTCTCTGACTTTAAATGTTCTATCCGTTCTAATTCCAACTCTGGAAGCCCTTCATACTTTTTTAATCCCCCTTGAACACTTTCAACAGGTTTTATCTTTTTTATATTTCCTAATCCAGTCTTTAGTATCTCATTTATACGTTCGTTATTCTTTTCAATAATTCTTTTATAATTTGGATAAGCTCGAAGCATTGCTTCAGTTTCTTTATATTTATCTGTTTTACTTATTTGTATTAATCTTTCTGCAACTCTATCCGCAATTTTTTCTATGTCTTTTTCGTTCATTTAATTTTTATTTTCCTTTCTGAATATTTATCCTCTAATCGCAAAATACTGTATAATCCAAATCAATCCGTAAATTACAAATAAATTTACGATCATAGCAATCAAAAATGCTATCAAGTTGCTTATGGTGAATTTGAATGTCTTTGCCTTATTTTTAAATATAATAACTAATCCATATATGTATCTTACCTGCACTAAAGTAGCTGTTGCTGTGATTAAAAAGCATTTATGATTCTTATTATTTCCATTTATTCCTCCTCCGTTATCACAATTGCATTATCAATTGTAACTCTGCGATTGTTTTTGCTTATTAAGTTTAATGATATTCTTCCGCTCCGATTCGAATCTCTTAATCTTATCATTCCTTTGTATTCTTTTAAAAGTTTCCCGTCGAGAGTATAAACTTGTACTGTTCTTTTTAGCCCTTTCGTATCGCTTTCAAAATCTTTTTGAGTATCTTCCCATCTTGCACAGCTTCCTGTCAATCCTAAAATTGTAATTCCTAATAATATTTTTTTCATTTCAACTCCTCCTATCTCTTTTTATTCCAAAGATCAAAATGTCCGTATTGTTTTTTCCAGTTTTTCAAATTAAACTGCATCCTGTCTCTATTTTTCATTTCTCCTCCTAACCTTTCTATAACAAAAACGACTTTCTGCAACTGAACTATTTTAAAAGTGAAATTCCATATATTGCTGAAAAACCTATTGACAATATTTTAACTATACTTTTGATTGCTTTTTTTCTTGCATATTTTCTTTGTTTTTCTCTAGTACTAAAATCTTCAAACATTTGATCCTCGATTGCTTTGTACCAATTTTGCAGTTCATCCAATTCAAATTTTATAAATAAAATTTCTAAAAAAATTGTTGTGACTAATAAATATACTTTTATCATAAATTCTCTCTTTCCACTAAATTTCTAGTACATTTTAATAAACATTCTATTAAACATCTCTTTTCCTGATTTCTCAAATAGCATTAACAAAGTTTCATCTGAAAAATTTTTATAATTAAAATTAAATCCATACACTTCTATTCTTTTATGCACATTCAATCTCTGCCTCATATCAACTTCCCATTTTAGCCATTTTTCTAATTCTTTTTTACTCTTCTTTCTAACTATTACACCATTTCCATTTTCACTATAAATAACCACTTGTTTCAATCTTATCTTCTCCTTCAATAATTTCTTTTAACTTCGGTTCTTCAAACAGTTCGCTTTTAGCAATTTTTCCTTTTTTAGAGCCTTCCGTATAATAAACAGGTTGACCATTCTTATCTAATTTCGTCATATTAGAACGGTGAACTTCTTTAAATGCTGAAAGAAATATTCCATTAAAATTATTTTTTTCAATCTTATCATATATCTCTACCAATTCTGAGTCCCTTGAGTCAAAGTATAGTATTCTCACAGCAAGGTCGACATTTCCTTTACATTGCTCTAATAATGTTCCTATATACACATAAGCCATATCCACAACTGCATCTAGTTTCCCCACTGTATCATTTTCTATCTCTGCTTTCATGTACTCCGTTTTCTCTTCCATAAGGAGTAAATTTCTTAAATGCTCTCTTTCTTCTGTCATATCCTTATTTAAAAATTCTTCCTGCTTGAAAGCCAAATAAAATTCCTTGACCATTTTAGCCATCATTTCCCATTGTTCCATCTATTTCTCCTCTCTTTCATCCCATTCTAAACTGCATTTTTTCATATATTCTAAATATTTTTTGGCTTCTTCTTCTGTTTCAAAATAATTCCTAAAATCATACCTTGCCTTATCTTCATCATAATCCCAATCATCATCAATAGAAATCCCACACCAATCATCTATATAAAAATAGCTTTCCCCTGTTTCCGCTCTCCATCTTTTCTCAACACCATATTTCTCATTGACAGCTTCCACCTTGTCTTCTATTATCCTTTTAACTACATCGTTGCAGATGTTTACAGTATTGTCCAAATCAGAAGACTTTAAGTACAAGTAATTACTAAGTGTCACGAAACTGGGATTAATCAATGAAGTTGACATTACTTTTAATTCATCATCCCTGAAATTTCCAAGATTTAATACTTCCTCATTTTGTTTTCTAATCCTCCAGGCCCATTTATCCCAAACAGGCGTAAATTCTATTTCCAATACACTTTCCTTTTTCATTTTTCCTCCTATTATTTTAATATTAATTAATATTCTAATAAATCACAAAATACAAAATTCATCCTTATTTTCAAGCTCCAAAAAGTGAAACCTATTTAAACCCAATAAAAATCATACTTTTATAGAAAGGTTTCGGTTACACTTTGCTTTTTTAAAGTTCCTATATAAAATACTACTTCTTCTCCATAATTGAGAACAAACAAATTTCCAGAAAAACTTTTATTGAAAACAAGTGTAACTAGTGTAACCAACACCTGTTATATAACAGTAGCATATATTATATAAATATAATATAATACTTTAAAAATAATAAAAATTATATATTATAACATATGTTATATAACATTTTATCGGGTTACACTTTGGGTTACACTTTGGGCAAAAGGTTTCACTTTAAGTGTAACCTAACACCTGTTATTTATGATTTTTCTTAGCCATAAATAAATAAATATATATTGATAAACAACTCAATCATCATTTAAGTAATTTATTAATGAAAATTCAATTCTTTTTCTTTCTATTTATGTAAAATATAGATTAAAAATAATTGTGGTTTACTCTTTGTTTTCATCTATTGGTTGAAATGCTCTAAAAGTTTTCTTATTCCTCTTTATAACCTTAATTTTTAACCTGTGAACATTATAAATAGCCTCTCTTAACATCTTTTTACTGGCGGTTAAATCATTTTCTTCACACCATTGCTCAAATTCCAAGTATATTTCCTGATTCGTTTTCCCAATTATATCCTCTCTCGTTAAATCCTTTACATATATTTCAGCTCCGTTGTTTTCTTCATGATATTGTCTGTTAAAATCTGCTACGATACTACAATTTGTAAAATCTCCATTCTCATATAATCTTTTATATCCTTCAACAATTAATCTTAGCCAATACTCTAAAGCCTTCTGAGTAGTTAATTTCGTAATGAACCTTGGATCTTTTCTCTTTGGTTTGGAGTACATAGGAAGCCAAAGAACTCTACGTTTATAGCTTTCTCCTTTTTCCCATGATTTCAATATGTGATTTGATGTAAATATCAAACTTGTAGTCATAGCTGCTGACGTTGAATTTTTAAACATTTTTCTAATTTCCACATAATCACAGGTAGAAATATTTTTCAACATCTCCATATCCTTGCCATTAATTGGCTGGTCTTGAATATCATCACCTAAATTAACCAATTTACCATCCATACTGTACGCATATCTCTCATCTGACATTTGCTTTATCTTCAACCCACTACAATTCTCTCTATTCAAAATACTTCTGATAATACTTAATAAAGTTCCTTTACCATTTCCTCCATCTCCTACAAAAATAAAAAACTTTGCTAGAGACCTTTTCACTTCTGGATCAGTAATTAAA